CGATGAAGGTCGCATCCGACGAAACAGAATCAGGCTACATGATCATCAACGCCTCCGACTTCGACGCCGCGGTGCACAAGAAATACGTCGAGAAGCCACCCAAGAAGGGCGAGTAGCGCACTACAATGGCGCTTTCTCTCGATCCCACGGTCGGCGGACTCAACGCCAACACCTACGTAGATCTTCAGACTGCGCAGGCAATCATCGACGCTACGCCCAACGCAACCGCGTGGGGGTCGGATGCAACCGCTCAGACGCTTGCATTGGTCGCGGCCACGACGCTGCTCGGCGCGATGGATTACAGGGGATACAAGACCACGGTATCCCAAGCGCTGGCGTGGCCCAGGGCGTCAGTGATCGACCCCGATTACGGAGACACGTCGGGAGCGTTCGCCGGCTACATGGTGAACGGTGGGGCGTGGGGCGTCTACCTCGACATGAACAAGATCCCCGCGCGCATCGTTCGGGCTTGCGTCATGCTCGCCTTGGAAATCCTGAAAGCCGGAACGTCCAACGTCTGGGATGTTGACAAGACCTCCAACGTCTCGAAGAAAACGATCGACGTGATCTCGACCGAATACGTGTCGGTCTCTGAACGTCGGTTCGGCCTCCGCGTCTACCCGTCAGTCTGGCGCGAAATCTATCCGCTCACGATGGCGTCCGAGCCCACTACGGTGGAGCGGGCGTAAGGTGGCAACTCAATGACTACCCAATACTCGGACGACATCACAGACGCGGCAGAGGCAATAGCTGACGCTGGATCTACTGTCGTATTCACCCGCACGGTGAACAGTGTCGACGAAGCATCAGGTAATATGGTTCCCGTAGTCACGACCTCTACCAGTAGTGCGATCAGAGTACGCGCCACGATTAGAGAGCTGGCGAAGATGGAAGCGGGCGGCCTTGTACTTGCCAATTCCATCGTCCTGGTAGTCGCGGCACAAGGCATGGCGTTCGATCCCAGGGAGAGCGATCCGTTCACGTTCGCCGGAACCAAGTACACGGTGTCCTTCCCCGTCGATGCCTTGGCTCCTGACGGCACGCCCATTCTCTACCGCGTGATTGGGGCTGCCTGACAATGGGATTCGCTGACGACGTCCGAGTATTCAACCGGAAGATCGAAGCTCAAGAGCGCGACATCTTCACGGGTGTCGTTGACTTGGCGCACGAATCAATCGTTGAAGGTTCGCCAGTAACGGGTGCACCAGGTCAGCCGGTCGATACAGGCGCGTTGAAGTCGAGCTTCGTAAAGGAGTACGTGTCCAAGGATGAAGCGATTATCTCGACCAACCTCGAGTACGCGCCCTACATCGAGGACGGCGGCAATGACCGCGGTGAGTTCACATTGCGGTCAGGGGTAGGCGGATTTCATTCGGTTGCTTTGACCCTTGCCGGGTTCGACAAGATCGTCGACGCGGTAACTCAACGTGTGATCGGCAACGAATCAGGAAGTGCATCGTGACGCGGCCCACGTCGAACGGTGTGCAGTTGGCGCTCAGGTCACAGATGCTCAAGTGTGACGCCCTTCCACCATCTCCGGACAGAGTCTACGGCAACACATCGTACCAGCCGACTCAGGGTCACGAGTACATCGAAGAGGACTACGTCCCGGCCACTTCCACGCTCAGGGGATTGGTACAGAACGGACTCGTCGAAGATACCGGTCTCTACATCATCAGATGGTACGGAGTGGCGAACACTGGCGAGAAGGATCTGAACGACAAGGTCGATTCCCTGCTCGCTCTGTTCCAAGCCGGGTCATCCATCCCGCTCGCTGACAACTCGGGATTGGTAGTCCGGATCCGTGGCGATCACGCTCCATACCGCGGACAGGCTCGACAGGCGAAGCCTGGATTCGTCTTGATCGTCGCGACGATCCCTTATCGCGTGCTCAGCATCAACTCCACCACATAACAGGATCATCCAATGACGCTGCAGACCGGCAAAAACATTCTCATCGCCTACAAGGCTGAGACGACTTTCAACACACCTCCCGCCGTAGTCACTGGCGCGAATCAGTTCCGTCCGAATGCGGGATCGGGTTTGAAGCTGGCGAGAGCAACGATCAAGCCGGGCGAGAGCCGATCGGACGGTAAAACTCCGATGGGGAGACTCGGCAGCAAGAGCGTGACGGGCTCCTACCCCGCTGACATTTCGGTCGGCACGTTCGATCCACTCTTGGAAGCCGTGATGCGCTCGACGTGGGTCGCGGCGACGACAATCAGCGCGGGCAGCATCACATCGGCGACCTTCGCCGCGCACACGATCACGCTCACAAGCGGCAACGCGATTACTCTGGGCGTCCGCGTAGGCGACGTGATCCGCGTCCCGACTTCTGTCACGCCGTCCAACAACAATCGCAATCTCCGCGTCACCGCGGTTACTGCGCTCGTCATCACGGTCGCTGAGACGCTCACCGTGAACGCGACCGCCGACACGACAGTCACCATCCAGATCGCCAAGAAGCTCTCGCAGGGAACAACCCCTGTTCGTCGGAGCTTCACCTTTGAAGAGTACGACGCCGACATCGATCAGTCGGAACAGTCGACGGGTGTACGCGTCTCTTCGATGAAGCTCTCGGGCCAACCGGACGGGATGGCAGTGGTCGAGTTCGGACTGGTTGGCGCTGACCTGGTTCCTCTTGCAACATCGGCATCTCCCTTCTACACCGCTCCAACCCTCTCGACCTCGATCGGGTTGACGTTCGTCGATGCGGTGATTCGCCTGAACGGTGCGGACATCGCCACTCCAACGGCGTTCGATCTCACGTTGGACATGACGGCCAAGGGTCAGCCCGGACTCTACATCGTGACCCCTGACGTCTTCGAGAACAACGCAGAGCTGTCGGGATCGGTCTCGCTGCTTCGCGCGGACTTGACCAACCTCACCAACTTCACGTCCGAAACCGAGTTCGAGCTTCACCTCCTGCTGACTGCGCCGGAAGTTGAGCCCAAGGACTTCATCTCGATCTTCATTCCGCGCGTCAAGCTGACTGGCGTCGACAAGACGATCGGTAGCGATGGCGCGATGGTAACAGCCCTTCCGTTCATGACGGGCACCAAGGGCGCGGGTATTTCGGGCTACGACGATTCCATGCTCACGATCCTCACCTCAGCTGCATAAAGGACACTCAATCATGCAGATCGAAATCTCAGCGTCAGGTACGCCGTCTCAGGTCAACGCAGACGTCGCGACTCAGACCAAGGCCGCGGCCGCAAGCGACCCCGAAGCGTGGCCGACCTTGGTATCGGCTCGGGACTACATCGGGAAGATGATGAGCGCCATCGATCCGAACGACACCGTGACGGTGAAAGCCTCGCTCACGATCCAGTTCGCCATCACGCCGAGCTCGCCCTCAGTTGGCGCACCCGTAGCAGAACCGGAAGAGCCCGACGGCAATTAGCAGGAATCGAAGTACGGAGTGAATGCAGGGAGCGTGCATGTACTCTGCGCGCCGATGTGCAAGGAAATCAGGAATACAGCGGCTCTCTCCGGCGGTGCCAGCAGGCTTAAGTCGCGCTGGGAGTGCCATCGCCGCGAGAGAGACCGCCCACACAAGAGGAAAGCACTCAGATGGACATCAAGAAAATACCGGAGACTCTTGCTGGCGAGAACAAGCCGGCAACCATCCGACTGAACGGGCCGAGCGGCAAGCCCGACTACGCATCCGACGGCACGCGCTCAACGATCGACATCGTAGGCGTCTACTCCGATCAGTATCAGGCCAAGGCGAAGGCGTTCCGCGACGCGCAGCAGGGAGAGGGCGCGGTCGAGCTCACCGGTCAGGAGCGGAACATCGTCGTCAACGGATGGGCGATCGTCGGGTGGCACGGCATTGAGGACAATGGCGCGGATATCCCAGTCACCGACGAGAACGTGAAGGCCGTGCTGACCGCCGCACCGTGGATATACGATCAGGTCTCCATCGGTCTCAACAATCGCGACGCGCTTTTTACCGACGCGCCCGTCAACTCGTAGAGTATGCACGCCACCGGGCGCGACTCGACGCGAAGGATAAAGACGGCCACTCGGCGCGTGCGCATTACGAGGGGTTGGTCAGGCGCGGCCCGGATTGTCGTGGGTATGCGGAAGCTCTCGAAGAGCTCAAAGGGCCACCCTTCCCCGAGTCGCTCCGGTACCTCTACGACTGGGCGCTCGAGATCTGTGGACGGAGTGGTGTCTCGCAGCTGGGCGTTGCTCCCGTGACGTACTCGACCATCGAATCGTGGATGCGGCTCACTGGTAACCAGGTAAGCCGGCGAGAGTTGCGCGTGCTCATCCAGTTGGATCAGGTGCTACTTCATCCCGGTAACGACTGATGGACATCGCAACTTTAGGGCTCCGTATCATCAACGAGGCCGCGGTCCGGGCCTTGGATGTCACATCCCAAAAGCTCGACAAGCTGGGCGAGGATGGCGAGCGAGCCCATGCACGAGTTGCCCAGTCGTCGCAGAAGGTCACCGATGAGCTGGTACGTCAGCAACAGCAAGTAGCGAAGCTCGGAGCGCAGTACAGTCAGTTGACCTCTGGCGAACTGTCGAACGCAGTCGCGTGGTTCGACAAGATGTATGGCCCCGCCAAGAAAGTAGCCGAAGTACAGGGCGAGATGGGCGCGGCGTCCGGCCTTGCAGTTGGTGGAATCGGGAGGCTCAGGCAGTCCTTTGCCTCTCTCGCAGCGCAGGCCACCGGAACATCTCCCATGCTCGACCGCATCATCACGACGTTGGGCGCGTTCGGCGCTGGAAACGCTGTCGTGATCGGTGTTCTTGCGGGAATCACCGGAATTGCCTACGCGCTCCATGAAATGTCAGGCGTGTCGGAGCAGTCCGAGAAAGCTCTTGCAACCCTGCGGAGTGAGGTTGAAAAGGACGGTGACGCGCTCGGAACACTGAGCGTTAAGGCCGCGGCCGCTGAGTCCGCTTTGGCAAGACACCTGCTCGGGATGTCGGGGAGTTTGAAAGAGCTTCTCTCGACCACGAACCTGAAAGCGTTGGCCGAAGGAGCATTGGGATTCATCACTGGTGGTGCGGGTGGTGGTGGTGCGGGATACTTCGCGAGTCTTGGCGCGTCCTCGGCGCAGGGTGCCGCCGATCAAACGAAAGCCGATCAGGATCAACAGCGTAAGCGAGCGGACGCACTCTCGACATTGATCCGCGACAACAACGCGAGCAAGGCCGAACGCGAGAGAGCGCTGGGCGATCTCAGGAAAGATCAGGCCGAGCTTCTGTCATTGCGCGGCAAGTTCGACGACACATCAGTTGCACGCAGGCTCGACCTCTCGGGGCAGGCGAAGGAATTGAACGATGCCCTGTTCCCGAAAGAGCACGCAGCGAAGAAACCCGCATTTCTGGAACCGATCACGACGGGATCGGCTGCACTCAAGCAGGCAGTCGATCAGATCACGGCAAGCTACGAGCGGAACGTCGCGGCCGCGGACAAGGCTATCGCGTCGAGATCCAAGTTTCTGGAAGCCTCAAGTCTCAAATCCGTACCAACTGAATTGCTCGCGAACGGCTCGCCCGCCATGAAGGCGTTCGACGCTGCCGTGAGTGCTGCACGGGATACGCAGGACAGGATCACGCTCCGAAACGCGATCAACGCAGCTGAAGGTAGGGGGCCGGTAGACGAAGGCAAAGGCACCGTGATGGACACGATGCGGAAGACAGCCGTAGCATCCGGCGCCGTCGTAATCGATCAGCTGCAGAAGATGGGCGCGTCGGGCAAGGTGCTCCAGATCGTGTTGGAGAACATCAACAAGCAGCTGAAGGACATCGGCGCCAACGCTCCCAAGTCTGACCAGACCTCGCTCACCGACAAGATCACAAGCGGACTCCGCACGGGAGCCGATGCTGCAAACCTGTTCGGCGGTCCCAAGGGCGGGAAGATTGCTAACATCCTGAACACGGCAGCGAACGCAGCAGACAACGTAAGCGCGGCCGCAGCAGAGGGATTCCACAATCCGATAGCCGACGCGCAAGCGGTTCTCTCTGTCGCGTCACTGGGCAAGCAGATCCTGGGGCTCGGAAGCCAGTCGCACGACGCTGCAAGAGCAATACAGGAAGCGTCCGAGTCGATCAAATCCATGATCGCGACCCTTTCAGCTTCTGTGAATCACGATGCGCTGGGCGGTCAGCTTGCAGCAGCACAGGCAGCGGATGACGCGCGGAAGAGTCAGATCAATAGCGCTCTCTCGGGCAAGAAGCGGGAGGCTGAGCGCAATCAACAGCTTGCAGCGGATGATGCCCTATTCGCCAAGCAGAAAGAGCAGATCACGCAACAGTACGCGATCCAGCAGACCTTCGACAAAGAGAGCCTTGCCGCTCGGCTGGACCGTGCAAAGGGACTCTCGTATCAGGCTGACCTTGAAGACTTGGCCGTCAAGCAGCAGGAAGAAATGAACGCTGCAATTCTGGCCGGAAGGGATGCCGCTTATCTGGCGTCCCTGGCTCAGGTGCAGCTTGCCGAAAAGACTCAACTTGCGAATCAGGCGATCACGCAGCTCGCCAACGCTCCTACCGGCTTCTTCGCTGAGAGGTACTTCGGTCAGTTCTCGACTCCGGCAGGGTTCCCCGGAATTACACCTCCCACGACAACGAGCTCGACGTCTACGGGTGCCACGGTAACAGGCAACACGATCAACATCACCGTTCCTGCTTCCAACGATCCGGCAGAAACCGCAAGGCAAGTTGTGAAGGCGATCCGCAACATCGGCAACGGAATAGGCGGCATGGGAACGACTGTCGCTGAAACGATGGAGTTGATGCCATCATGAGCGTGATCATCCTGAACGTTGGCGGCTCACAGGTCGATGTCCCTTACGTCTCAGCGCAAGAAGGACCTCCCGTATTCGTAGGCGACGTAACCGACTCAGTGAGTGGATCGGAGCGGAACAGTATCCGTGCCGTGAAAAGAACATTCACGGTCGTGACCGGATATCTGGACGCAACGGACGAGGCTCTCCTTCGTGCAGCGATCGGCAACATGGCTCAGATACCTTGCCAGGGAGATCTGTTCAACAACTCCCTTGCCACTGTGACCTGTAGCGTTGCCTTGACATCGAGCGTGCTCATCCCCGGCATCTCGCCATTCGTCCGACAGTTGACCTTGGTGGTCAAGTTCGTGACGGCGACGTAGGGCGATAAATGCGCACCACAACCACTGGCGAGAGAACGCAGGCAGGCGCTTCAACCCTTGCGTCGTTCGGGAAGCTCGAGATCACGAATCCTGACGGGTCGTGGGTTGACGTATCTACGGGATTGAGTACTCCTGACTGGCTCAACTCGTGGCAGACGTCCGAAAATATCGACGGCAATACGATGTCGTTTCAGGCGTCCTTGCTGAGAGATACCGGGACGCTCTCGCTCTGTCCGCTAAGGGAAGATTCGACGATCAACCGGAACGGTGCAGGCGCATACGCTCCCATGTTGGACGTCCGGCGCAAATGGCGCGTATCGACTGCGACAAAGGCACAGGGCTCGACACCATCGTCAGGTGATTGGAAGGAAACGGGATCAGGCTACATCGATCTGATCGACCCGCAGGGGCGTCCAAGCGAAATCCGGTTGACGGGCCGCGGGATGGAGACAGCACTGCTCGATGCGCAGATCAGGATAGTCCGTACCTACTGTTCGAGTGCTCCCGTACTCGTAGAAACCGTGATCCAGCAGTTGATCGACGACACGCTCGGAGTTGGGGCTGACATATCTCTGGGCGGGCTGTCTGTAACGGGATCGAGTGGTATTACGCTCTACTCTCCCGGATACTCACCCGCGTTCTACGTCAACATGGGGTACCGTCCGGCGACGGGGAGCCTGATGGATGCAATCACCAAACTGGCGCAGCTTGCCGGTCTCGTGGTGCGCTACAAGTACGACAGTTCCAACGTTAATCGCTTGACGCTGATCCAGCCGCCACGCAACGCAACGACTCCGGATTGGACGATCGGATCGGGTGAATACACGGCAATCCCGCTCAACTCGATCGATATATCAGGTGTCAGAACGTACATCGATCTCTACTACATCGATGCAAGCCTGGGGCAGCAGCACGTAAGCTCCCCCGCTGCACTCTCGGGGACGGTGTCCTCTACCTCTGGATCGGCCACGTTCTCCGTTTCGCAGTCGGGCGTCTTGGCGAACGGCGATTGCATCCTTGTGGGAAGCGCGTTGTTCAAAGTGAGCGCGTTCAACGGGACTACAGGTTGCACTCTTGTAGCTCAGTCGGACGGTAGCTCTCCCACGTTCTCCGCAAGTGCGTTCACAGCATCCGATTCGCTCACCCGGTATGGACTCCGGTACATGCGGGTCGATGTGGCGGGAACGGTCACGCTCAGTGCCACGCAAGCTCAGGCGATGGCTGATGCCATGCGTTCCGATCTGGAAACGCCGTGGCTTCAGCAGAGATTCACGACAGATGCGTTCTGGTTCGCTCAATTGTATGACTACGGCAAGATGCTGGCGAACGGGATCCATTACAACGTCGATCAGTTGGGCGGTGTTACTGCAATAACTCAGTCGTACTCTGGCGGCGTACTCAAGTCGACAATCGACCTGGGGGGTCAGCCCAAGGGACGTTTCCGCACGTGGATCAGGTACGGCTCAAGCTCCGTTGATTTCACGGGGCCCAATCTTACGGTTACGCCCACTCCGGGCGTAACATCGTACTCGATCGCGTGGAGTGGAGACAGCGTAACGCTCTCGATCGATGGAGCAGCGTACACTGCTCCAAGTGCATCGCCCATCACCGTTGCTCGTGACGGATCGGAACACACCTATGCGTTCTCTGGGCTCAAGAACGGACAGGTGACGGGCGACACGGTCACCATCTCTCCATTGGGCGCGGGCGTCACCACTCCTGACCTGACCGTCACACCGGGAACGCAAACCTCGACCACACAGCCGTTCACGGTAACGGCATCCAATCCCGCTACGGGTGGTGGCACACCCGTTATCACGGTCACGCTTCACGGCACTACGGGAACAGGCTCGAGCGTAGGGGCGATCGCAGCCGACACGCCAAAGACCGTCCCAAGTGGCGAGGTGGTCACTGTAAACAGAGCAGCGTTCAATTCTGTTCCGGCCTCTGCAACGTTCAAGGCCGCACTTACAGGCGGCGGCTCTGAAACGATCCAGCGGACGATCCTGAATCAGGACAAAACGGCTTTCGGGCCCAATCTGACCGTCACGGTGACACCCGGCGCATCGTCCTATTCGATTGCGTGGTCAGGGGACGGTGTGCTTGTGTCGATCGATGGAGGGGCGGCAGGAACGCCCGCGTCGTCACCTATTACCGTCGCTCGAAACGCTCCCGGTGGTGCAGACAGGGTTTACGCATTCACGGGTCTTAAAGATTCGCAGACCGTAAGCAACGTCGTGACAATTCCCGCTCAGTCGGGAAGCACCGCGCCTTCCGCGTCACTCGTCCCGTCGCTCATAAACAATCAGACCGACGACACGGTCTCCCCGGTCACGATCACGGCGACTGCGACGAATCTACCGGCGACGTACACGTGGGCGATCTATCAGGGCTACAGTCGGGGTCAGTATTCGGGGACGGCGACGTACTCGGGATCAAATTCGTCGAACCCGCTGTCGGGCGCGGGATTCAGCGCGAGCGTGACGCCGACCGCGAAAAACAGCAAGTGGTTCAAGCTCGTCATCACGGTTGGGAGTAGCACG